CGCCGTCCACGGTCACTTTTCCGCCGCCCTCTGGGATGTCCGCAAAGCGGGAAGCCGAGTATTGGCCCTGCTGAAAGACGATTCGGTCCGGGTAAGTGGTAAAAAGTCGGCTCTGGCTGTAGTTCCAGTTGAAAAGTCCCCGGGTGGTTTTACCCGTGGTGCTGCCCACCACCGCGATGGTGGTTTGCAGGCCGCTCTCGCTGGTCAGCTGGCCATTCATGACGCTGCCGAATTCGATGGAGATGGTGGAAAAGCTGCTCAAATCCAGGTACAGCGTCTGCGGCTCAAAAGCTTTGGCGTCGGAGTTGTGCCAGATGGAGACGTTGTTGCGCAGGCCGTTGAACTCCAGCCCATCCTCTTTGATGGTAAATTTGTGGTTTCCGGTGCCAAAATCCACGGTGCCGTCGTCTTTTTCGGTGATGTAGTCGGTGGCCGTTTTGCTGGCCTGGACTGCACGCGCGTCTGCTTTTTTGGTTTCTTCCCGGTCTTTTACCACCGCTTTTGGCAGGCTTTGCTTGACCGTGCCGATCCCGATGGAAGTATACAGCTCACTGAGCACATCATACTCCGTCTTGGTGATGCGGGCCGAGGTGCCCACGCCAAGCCGCAGGTACTCCACCCGGACGGTATCTCCTCGGGCTATTTTTTTGATACCCTTGGCGTTTTTGTACTCGAGTGTTTTTTCCAGCTGTACCATGCTGGCCGTGATATTTACCGGGATTTGTCCCAGCTCATTTTTCTTGATAAATTCCTCGGTGCTCTTCCTCATGCTGGCGGCCGAGGGTGCTTTCTGGTAGCGGCTGGAAAGGTCGAGCGGGTAGATTTTTTTGAAGCTGGTGATGCTGGTCGCCGCGATGGGCTCCAGATCGTAGTACTTATTTTTCTTTCCGCCCCGCCAGTAGGGATACACATGAGTGTACACCTCTTCGAGGCTTCGCTCCTGGCTCAGGTCGATGAGATTTACGCCGTACTTGATGACCGCACCCCGGTCTACCACGTCTTTCCGCTTCAGGGTGCACTTGAGGCCGTCGAAGATCCACACGCCCTTGTAGGTTGAGGCGATGTTGTTGGAGCTGTTGGCCAGCATGGCAGCACGCAGGGTCATGGGCTTTTCCAGCTCAAAATCGCCGCTGGTGCCATTGTCCTCCGTCACATCGCCCGTGTCCGGTTCAGTGGATTTTTTTGAGGGATAATCGTAGGCAAAAGTAAAGTTGCAGTCGCCCACGATGTTTCTGAAGAGCTGAGAGATCACGCTGTCCAGGTTGCTGCCTGAGATGGGCTTCAGAATGCAGTCATTGAGGTCATAGCTCAGGTGGTGGGCGTACACCTGAAGATTGCCGTCCATGGACCGGAGGATCTTGTAGATACGGAAAGGCTGGCTGTTTTCCTCGGGGGAGGGTTTTGCCAGGATAATGCGCCGCTCGGCCAGGTCTCTGGCATGAGTTCCCACGATGGGATAGGTCATGGTGAGATCATACGCGCCGTTTTCCTCGCAAGAAACTTTGCAGCTGGTGGCGTCCGCCAGCGTGCCAAGCCCGTGGCCGGAAAAATCCAGCACGTTGTGCTCGAAAAGTACAGGTTTCACAGGGTCCACCACCTCGGGGTCACGATCACGCCCGTGATGCCCCCGCTCCAGCTGACGGTGTTTTCACCGGGCTGCAGCGTGGGGTACGGGCCGCTGGTTGTCGGGTTGATGTTGGTGCCGTCGGCAAGGTAGGCGTCCTCGGTCTCGCACTCCAAAAAAGCGTGCTGATCGGAAGCCGTGGTCAGCTTGAAAGTGAGGCTGTTAACTTTCAGGGTGCCGTCCTGCCCGTTGCCGGTGATCTCCCAGAGC